GAAATGACTTGTTCATTTGATTTAATCTGTAAAGATGCCGACGCACGAGGTGCAAACATTCCATTCACAGCTCCAACATTTGATCAAGTTTATCACTATGAATCAGGCGCGTTAACAATGGGCGGAACTTTGTCTATTGCTTCCCTTGATATACGTTCTTTCGAATTGTCACTTGATAATAAACTAGATAGACGCAATCTACTTGGATCAAAGTTGACAGGCGAGCCAGTGCCGACAGACGTTCGAGAAGTTACCTTGTCTATTACTTGTGATGTTACAGATAACAGCTTGTACGCTGATAGCCTTGCAGGGAACTCAGGAGATGTATCAATCGAGTTTACAAGATCAGCTGATACAACTCACAAGTTTAAGATCTTGCTTGATGCTTGTACTATTGAAGACTACAACGACAATATCACAGCATTTGGACGTGTTGAACGTACATTCAGTTTGAGAGGATACGCAAGCGCAACAGATGCAGGATTAACAATCGAAATCAAGAACGCATCAACAAGTGCAATTTAATCACTTGACACAAAAAAAGAAGACGGTTAGTCTTCACTTGTAATCTAGACGTTACAAACTGCATGCACCCCTTTTGGTTATTCCGTTGTTGTGGGGGTGCATGCTTTTGTGTTTTAGTATGTGATCATTTCTGCAATCTTTACAAGTATCCGCATTAAGGGAATCCACCAAATAGCGATCCCAATACACACAAAGAAGATTCCTATATTCTCGCCCAGTGCTTTTGCTTGTTGTCTGTTCATGTCGTTGCTCCGTTGTTGTTTATTTAGATGATACAGGATCAAAGATTGCTACAGTTGGAGAGTAATCAATTCGTTTGTTCCACTCCCAAACCACTGTCTTTGTTTCTATGATGATTTCTGTATCTTGACTGATTGCCCCTGTTACTATCATTGCGATCAGTACATTATATTCGATGTCTATGACTTGATTGTTAATTGTGATTTTCATGTTGTGCTCCGTTGTTGTAAGTGGGCGACCGTAGCCGCCCGAGTTGATTGATTAATCTAAGTTCATCCATCCGAGTGTTCTGTATCCCGCTCTTTGCTCTCTTTCATCGCGGATCTTTTCGATACACTGGGCTTCATTTTGAAAAGTTGCTTTTGCTGTATTTCCGTTTGAATAAATAAATTCAATCTCGCCTGAATTCCAATAAATCCTGTATTCCAAGAAGGTGCTTTTGTATTGTAAGAGTTCGCGGGTATCAGTTTGAAAAAGTGTGATATTTCGTAAAGTGCGATAGTAACAGAGTTGCCCACAAGTGATCTCATTGCGAATGTTGTCGATTGCTTCTTTGCGTTGATGGTAGTATGAGTAAAGTCCGTATGACATTTTGTATCCTGTTGTTGTTGTAAACTTGATTACTTACTTAAGTAGTATAATAACATATTTATACAATGTCTACTTATTTACACAAAATAAATGAAAATAATTTGAGATAGAAGATCCCCGATCCGTTAAACTATCGAAAATCACACAACACAACGGAGGAGATCATGTTAAAAGATTTTTTGAAAGAAGTGCAGGCAGTCAGTGAGTTTGAAGCGGAGATTTTTGGCGGTCAGTTAATCGTTAAAGGGCGCATCTTGTCACCTGCTGAGATTGAAAAAGCAAGTCTTGCCAACTCTCTATTATTACAGGGACTTTCCAGTACAGGAGAGATCAGCCAGTTTCAGAAAATGAGCGAGCAACTACAAGACGATCCTGATGAAGAAACACTACAGCAAGCGTATTCAATGTTATCAAAGATTCGACCTGAGCAAATGCAAAAGATAGCAGAATCACAGGATCAACTGATTGCACAATGTGTAACGCAGGCGAAGAAGTCACAAGATGATCAATGGGAGCGTATACAGATCGTATTAACTCAACAAGAGCAAAACGCTGAACGCAATATGCTATGGATCGGCATGCTGTCAAAGCCTGATCGATCTGTAATCCTTGATCATGCTCTCAAGGGGCAAGGAGCGGCAGCCAAACGGCTGTCAATGTTTCGCTGATCAAGAAGACTACTTTCATATAATAGACATCATAGCGCGCACATATGGCACGCTTCCAAGTGAGATCGCAAAACTTGACTGGTTCGATCTTATGCTCTGCCTGAAATGTATCAAACATCGAGGGGCTAGAATGAATCGACTATTGAAGCGATATAAAAAGAGTGGCGTTCAGCCGACAGTTTCACTAACTGATCTTATTGATATACTGGGTTGAAATTGCTTACAATGCCATAACTCATGAAATCGGCTATCATAGGCGCATAGGTGAGGTGTAGACATGGCAAGCAATACAGTTGTACAGTATGTGCTCAAAGTTGATTCAAAAGGCGCGCAAAAAGGGCTGGATGGTACGGCAAAAAGTGCAGATAAATTATCGAAAAGTCTTGATAAGCTGCAATCAGAATCATCAGATACAAATGAGGGGCTAGAAGATACAGGACAATCAAGCACAAAAGCGGGCAAGGGGATCAATAAATTAGAAGTTGCATCAAAGGCGGCAAAGGTAGGGATCAACGCAGTTGCTACAGCTGCAGTTGCTACAGTTGGAACAATTGTTGCTCTTGGTGCTGCATATATAACAGCACAAAAAGCAGCCTTTAATTTCACTAGAGAAGTTGTTGATAGTATTAACGATCTTAATGATCTGAGTGCTCAATCAGGATTAACAGCGGGATCAATTCAGGCGGTTACGGCTGCATTTGAGGGATCAGGACAGTCGGCAGGTGCAGCAGCGTCTTTTGTTGGTCGATTCCCTAGATTGTTTGCAGATCTTGCATCAGGGGCAGGGCGAGCAAGCGAAGCAGCGGCAAGATTGGGCGTTGGGTTGACGGACGCAGCAGGCAACATGAAAAGTGCTGATCAGATTTTGATTGATGTTACTAGAGGACTTCAAGCAGTAAAAGATCCAACAGAAAGAGCAACAGAGGGGTTTTTATTATTTGGAAGATCAGCAGGTCAATTTTTGCAGGCTTTTGGATCAACTTCAGAGTTTGAAAACTTTCTCGCAATCACAGAAAGATTTGGAGTTAAAACAGGACCTGAGGCAAGTGCAGCAGCAGCAAAATTCCAAGAGCAATTAGCCTTTTTAAATGTTGTTGTTGGAGGGCTTAAACAGCAATTTGTTGAGTCTGTTGGTGGTGTTAATTTCTTCAATGATAAACTATTGAAAGCAATCAAAATTGTTGTAACACTCCAAGACTTCATAGCAGATAATAAAGAATTGTTTAAAGAATTTGGCGCAAGTTTAGCACAAACTGGTGGAGATCTGATCGGATTTTTACAATCAATGATCGGACCTTTTGCAACGTTTGTAAATACTGCATTTAAGATTGTTAATCAAAATGTTTTGCTTGTCGCTTCTGCAATGAACGCGGTCGGAGTGCTTTCAGACGCTTCATTTCTTAAGATGATCAACGGTGCTGAAAGTGCTGAAAAGTCTGTATCAAAACTAACAGAGATAATTACAAGGCTGGGAGATGTTGATTTTTCAGGAGCAACAGGGAAAGGGGTTGGAGGTCGAACGGGTGCAAGTGATGTTGAGGGATTGCTTTCTGAATTATTGAAAGGGCTTGGATCAGGAGCAGGGCAATCGATCCCCCCTGTTGATGAATTAACTGAATCCATAGAAAAACTAGGGACAGAATCAAAGAAGTCAGATAGTCAGATAGAAAAAAACCTACTCGGAGCACTTGGGACAATTGAGGATTTTAGTAAAAAGTTTAGTGGTATTGATCCGACTGTACAGAAATCACTAGACGACATCGAAGAACTACAACAGGCAATTCTTGATCTAGGAATAGCAGGATTCTCAACTGTAAAAGCTCAGGAGTTGCTTGCAAAAGCAGAGCTAAATCTTGCTGATGCTAGGGAAGAGGTGACAAGAAAGGCGCGTGCAGAACAAAAGAAAAAAATCCAAGATGATATTGGAGGTGTTGTTGATACTATTTCGTCAGTTGCAACCCTAGATCCAGCATCAATAATAGGCCTAATCAATCCAGTTGCAGGGGCTATAACTGGAGCGCTCCAAGCGATAGGAGAAACAACACCTGACGAAATGCGCGAACAGATTAAGGCACAAGTTGACGCGATCAGGCTTGGGATCTCGTATTTACCTGAGATCCTGTTTGAACTTGTGCCATTGTTAGCGTTAGGATTAATCGAAGCGATAAGGGATGGGTTAATTTTAGCGATTATAAACATAATTAAAATTTTTAAAAAGAGAATAGAATTACTGTTTAGTTTTAGAGATAAAGAAAATAGACAAAAAGCAGGCAGGCAATATGTATCAGGTGTGCAAGATTTTTTTAATCCATATGAGCAGACTTTCGCTTCAGGTGGTCGATTCATTCCAAAGGCTCAAGGTGGGATCAGATTTACAGGCATGCAAGACGGGCTTGCAATGCTTCACAGGGGCGAATTTGTAGTGCCACAAAGTGGACAACGCCCGCAACAAGTCGATCGACAGTTGAACAATACAACAGGGGGCGGAATGACTATCAATATAAATAGCGCAGTCGTGGATCGGAATGCTGTTGATGCTCTCGTTAGAGAGATTGAGATCCGTTTCAATAATCAATTTGGCACATCGTCAAGCAGTCTTTTCGGAGGGCGTTAAAATGGGAAATGCAAGATTTTACTATACACCTGAACCATTTGGAACAGGACCAATATTGCAAGTAATCGATCTAGGCGAAGCGCTTGGCGAGATGTATTCTGATATATCAGTTGAAGCCGTTGATGCTGTTTCTCTGACTGGCTCTATTCAGAGATCTGTAGGACGTACACAAGAGATCGTAACAATACAACGCGATCGGATGATAGGAGGTGAGGATCTAGCTATACAGTTTCACGCTTTACAGAACCACCTTGATCGGGGTTTCTCTGTATCTTTTGCAGCTGATGAAGATAATGCTTTTTGTTTCCCAATACGGGGATCACTGAGGAACGGAGCGACAAGTGTCAATCTTTATGCTGATCCTTTTCAGAATCTAACTGCACCCTTTACAACATTGCCAACATCAGGCGACTACTGCACAATAGAAACCTCAAGCCCTGCAATGATACAGGAAATGATCAAGGTGTTGAGTGGAAGTGCTGTAACGGCTCAAGGTGGCACAATTACAACTGTTGATCGCATAAAGTTTCAATATGATCAGCCCGCTTTTCTTCGTCATTATAGATTTTATCCAGTACTCAAAAGACCACAATCAGACATAGGGCAATCAATAATTACAAATGAGGGCGGGCGACTTTTCAGTCTATCGATTCGTCTAGTTGTAGACTATGAAGTTTTATATGCCGCGCATCCTGACACGATAGGTGAATCAGGGGTATCATTTGGAAGATCGCTTGCTTCTAGTACTTCAGAGGGAAAGCAGGGAGTAGGGATCTCTCTTGATGGAATGCCGCATTATGCTAGAGATTTTGGATCGGCTGATGCAGGTCTTGAATTTGCTTCTCCATCTAATCCTCAATTAAATAAAATAGGGACTTGATATGGCATGGTCACAACAGTTTATTGATAGCTTAGATCGCAAAGCGAAAAGGATCAGCTATATACTAAAATTCTTGCCCCCGTCAAAAGATTATGGGCTGTCTTTCGGGGATACTCATTCATTGACTACAGAGATCAAGATCGGATCTGCTGACGTTACAATAGATAGCGTACAGATCACCCCACAACGTTGGTCTGTAAACTTTGGAGGATTCAGTATTGTATTAAATGGAGATCTGCGCCCTGTGCTGAATACCTCACTCAGAAAGGGGGCTGTTGCTGAATTGCTTATGGTACGTGATGGAATACGAAATAGAGTAAGCATTGGACAGTTACGCAACATTGTTGGGGGGCGTGGCGTATGGCGTTTGGAGTTTGTAGACTTCTTAACAATGATGCAATCAAGACTAACGGGTAAAGTTTCAGAATCGGCATTTTGGAGAAACGCAGGAAAGACGGCAAAAGTCACAATAAATTACAACTTTTCAAGTGATCCAAATCTGTATCTTGATGACATTACAATATTCGAAAAAGAAACGGGTCAGAATGGAATGATCTTTGTAACTGACGATCAACATGGAGAAACTGATTACTGGACTTGGAGTAGTAAGACAACAACTTCAGGATCAGCAGGATACTTAACTATTGTGAGTACTGGCAATTATCCAAGTGTAGCCAGTCATACACATTTACATATCAATGACAAAGTTACAAGTATTGCAAGACTTCGAGGGCGTCCAGATTATGTATTTGCACGTCTTGTAATGAGCACAGGATCAGGCACTCAAGGATCATTCGATGATTACCCTGCTTCATGGGGTATGGGCGTTGAGTGGAATCCTAACTTGTTTGATCTGCAATCCCTGAACGCGTACTATGCAAAAGCATGGACAACTTCAAGCGGAACACATGAGATCGAACTGTTGATCATGCAATCAGGGGGAATTAATACGTTTCTTGATGCTGTTTTGAAAATGGGTATGTGGCCAGTATGGCGACAAAATGAGTTGTCTTGGCGAGTTTGTCAAAATCCAAATCAGGCTAATTGGATAGCAGTAGTTGATTACATTTCAGATCGTGACATTATCAGCATAGACAGCCACTCCCTTTATAGCCCGTCACAATCTGCAACGTATGCAGTAAGCACAATCAATACATACAACAGCACAACAAGCCTGAATCAAGACGTTTCTTTTTCAGGGAATTCTATTGCCGTTTTGCCTGGATCAGCCGAAATCACGCGGGATCTGCGCTTGATCTATCGTGTTGATAGCCCTATACAGCCAACACAGGCAACAGCCGATCTAACTCGGATGCGTCGATGGGATGCAGAGCCGTTTGAAGAATTATCACTAACTGTAACCGAAAAGCATTGCCTGCTCACAGCGGGCGACATCGTGCAGATTTCGAGTATGTATATCTATGGACTCAGAGAGGGATCAGGAGATACTTACAACCAAAGACGCGCAATGGTCTTGGGTGTTCGTTGGAATCCCTCACAAAGTACTGTCAATCTTACACTGGGCGTTATGTCATGAGAATACTAACAGAAGAAGCATATCCAAGCATTTTACAGCGCGTCAAAGATGCGGGCTTTGTTGTATTTGAGTCTAACGACTACGATATAAACATAATAGGCGAGCGCAATCCAAACGGAGAAACCAACAAGTTTGATGACTGGATACATGTACTCTTTTTGGAAGATGGACAATGGCAGTGGTACGCTTTTCTATGCACGACAGATGCAGGGAAATACTGGCTCAAGGATGAGAACAGAAACAAGAAAGGCACTGCGATCCTAGTACACAATAGACAATACAGGGGCGCATACATTATCGGAAAACATCGAGGGCAATATAGGGCACTTGTACAACGTGGTAATGATGTTTGTGTATGGAGAGATCGCAACGGTGACAGCGTGCACGACTACGGACAAAATGAGGAATGCGGATACTTTGGAATAAATATACATAGAGCCAGTGCAGTTAGAGAAACAGAAAACGTAAATAAATACAGCGCAGGATGCCAAGTAATCGCAGATCCTAAAGACTTTGATCAATTTTTATCCTTATGTGATCTACAGATCGAGCATTTAGGAATTGATCGTTTTTCTTACACGCTGTTAATGGGGTTATAAAATGATTGAAGAGAATATGATCAATGTACTGATGCAGGGGGGTTCAAATGTCGCCTTTGCTATGTTTTTACTATGGCAGTACAAAGAGCAACAGAAGAGATCAGACAGTCGAGAACTGGATTTGCGCAACCGATACGACAGAGTAATTATTGATCTACAATCTCGTGAAGACAAAATGCGTAAAGAAGTAGTAAAAGAGATCGGGGATCTTGATAAGCGGATGACCTTACTAGAACAAAAATTGGAAATGATAGGCGCAGTTGTAAACGAGATTAAACAAAAAGTTTTCTTGAGAGCATAGCAAAGCATTTCCGATCTTCAAACTGTGAAACGTGTAAAACGTGTATACAATCAACCTGAGCAAACGCTCAAAATTAACTCATGAGGATATAAAACATGGCTGTACAAATTACTGGACGTCAGATCGCAAATGCTGCGGTTGACGTAAACAAATTAGATCTTTCAAGTGGTACTTTTGATTTTCAAAATGCCGTATTACAAGTTTCCGAGCCTAGCTCTGATAATCAAGCTGCGACAAAGGCATACGTTGACAGCATCGCACAAGGACTTCACTGGAAAGACAGTGCTCGTGTTGCTACTACTGCAAACATCACTCTTTCAGGCACTCAGACAATTGACGGGATCGCAGTAATTGCCGATCAGCGCGTACTGGTTAAGAATCAAACTTCAGGCGAAGAAAACGGCTTGTATTTGTGTAAAGCAGGCGCATGGGAACGCACTGCAGACATGAACGAAAGCGATGAGTTTTCAGGATCAGCCGTATTCATTCGTGAGGGATCAACCTTTGCAGATACTGGATATGTATGTACAAATGACGCTGCTGTAACAGTTGGAACAACTGAAATCACATTCGTTCAGTTTACAGGCGCGGGACAGGTAGAAGCAGGCGCAGCCCTGACAAAAACGGGAAATCGTCTTGATGTCGCTGTTGATGATTCTTCTATTGGAGTTTCTTCTGATGCGTTGCAAGTTAAAGCAGGCGGGATCACAAATGCAATGCTTGCAGGCTCGATCGCAAATGCAAAACTTGCAAACTCTAGCGTTTCATTTGGTAGCGTGTCTTTGTCTTTGGGCGGTTCTAATCCTACACCCGCATTTAATCTTTCAAATGCAACTGATTATCCAACATCAAGCCTGTCGGGAACTATTGCAACTGCTCAAATTGCTGACAGTGCTGTAACTGCTGTAAAACTGGCAGGATCGATCCCTGCTGATAAATTGAACTTGGGTAACGGTGTCGAAGAAATTGGTGGAAACTTACAGATCAATCTTGACGGATCAACTCTTGCTCTTGCTGCAGATGGTATTTCTATCGCTGCAGGTGGCGTTGATTCTTCTCAACTTGCTGACGGATCAGTCGTAACAAACAAAATTCCTGATGCACAGATCACAACTCAAAAATTGAAGTTTGGCGCTTTCTTTCAGGGCTATGACGCTGACGGATCGACCCTTGCTTTTGCGTTTGGTGCTGCGGTTGATCTCGACTTTGTTGAAATGTTTGTCGTGACCGTTAATGGTTTGGTTATGGAATACAAAGGCACACCTGACGCACAGGACAACTACAAGATCGATAACGGTGGCGCAGGTGGAGTAGGACGCATTGTATTCGGTGCGAACTTAAACGACTCTGATCGTGTTACTGTACGCGGATTTATCAACGATTAATCTCCCTCAACATTCCAACCCTTGAAGCCCTGATCATCCTCTGATCAGGGCTTCTTTTTTATAGGGATCTCTTTCTACAATGCCGACAGCAACTGGCGATCTGTCTAACTATCTGACTATTTATAAAATAAACTTGTATAAATATGTTGACATATAGAAAAGAATGAATTAACATTAAGAATGTAAGCAATAAAGCATACACAACAACAACGGAAAAACTATGAAACCTAAAATGTTTGAAAATGGAAAGCGTACTGGATTATTCTACAGGGGCTACAATGAAAATGAAAAATATCAAGCGGCTATTGAAGCACATGATACTGATTGGCTAAATCTTAGAATAAGGTTAGCGATGGAAAGAGTTAGTCAGTTAGTTACAAATGGCACAGCCACCGATCAAAAATTACTCGAAAGATGCTTAAAAAAACTAGAAGAAAGCATATTGCGATGCTGTCACAGTCAAGACGGATCTCAAAGTGAAAAGATCTTAGAAATGTCACAAATGTACCTTGTTAAGGAAATGTACATGTATCGCGTGCTTTGTACATTTATACAATAATCAATCAACGCACGACAAAAGGGGGCAAGCGCTCCCTTTCTTGTTTTAGGCACTCACAGAATAGATCACAACAACTTTAGATCCTGATTCAGGAGCAAGCGCAAAAGTGATCCCGTTCTCGTCTGTATCTTCTGTGTAATCGTCGTTTTGAATCTGCAGAACGCCATTATAGAACACTTGAGCGCTATCCTCTACAAAGATCGCAGTAGTTGAAAAATTGATGTTAGAGCCGTTCACTTGAGCGCTCAGATTGTCGATCTTGAGTGTAGCCGATCCACCTGCATTGCCTGCATGTGTTCCACCGCTTCTATTGATGATCTGTACAACTGACATTATCGATCCCCTTGATATGTGATCTCTACGAAATCCATATTACATGAACCAGTATTCAGTTTTACAAATGCGAACAGATCGCCAGCCCGATCCAACTTCACAAAACTATTCAGGGCAAAGATTGCCGATCCTTTTGTGGCTGTTGTTATGCCTGTGTAGATGTCTGATACTGTATCTGTAACGATCATTTCATCACCTGCTTGATCTCTACATAGACGAATCGTGATCTCTGTTGCTGTGTTGATACTGGACAGCTGTAAAACAATCAACGACAGATACCCCTCAAAGTTTTGCGAGGGTGGGAACATCTCCATATCAATGTCGATTCTTTTGGCTAGATCAAACGACGAGCCTATCCCGTTTATAGCTGTTCTGCTTGTTACTCTGTTAATACTTTTCATGTTCATGAGATCAATCCTTTGAAGCGTGCGATCATCCCTCTAAGACGAAGATACGCAATAAACTTTGGAGAGGGTGGGCACATACACCTTAAGATCTTAATACAATCTTCGCAATCTGAAAGGGCTGTATGTGCCTTTCTACGCTTCCAGCCTAAGAACAGGCATATATTGTCTAGCGACATGCTAGAACAGCCATACGGGGCAAGATTGACCCTACAGACATCCCTTGTATCAATGTATGGAGTTGGGATCATGTATTCAGTGTTAAACTCATCAGCAAAGGCGCGTAAAAACTTGATGTCAAAGTTTACATTGTGCCCAACCAAGATCCCGTCTTGATGTGATATGAGAAAATGCTTGATAATACTGTTGGCATATTCACCCTCGATCGCGTTCTTCCATCTATACGCTGAATACCCATTCACTTGTAAGGCTTTTGGATCAGCCTGATCAATGTTGCGAGGTCGGATCTTGACTTCTATCGTTTCAGTTATGACCCCGTCAATCATTACCATAGCGCCCAAAGATAGCATTTCATGTTTGCGAGCGTCTAATCCTGTTGTTTCTGTGTCTATGACTATGTATTTCATTCTTAGCTCCATTGTTGTGTATTCTATACAAAATATAGCGAAATCGCACAGTATACGCCTGTATTGATTGTATAAAATAGTATCAAACACAAATCAAACACAAACAGCCCACAAATAGACCACAAACACCCCACAAATCCAGCCCTCTAACCCCCTGTAATCATTGCATATATTTTTTTAAGCCCACAAACTCAACACAAACATCCCACAAATAGCCCACAAACACAACACAAAAAGGAGAAAAAAGTGCAAGGAATACAGGGAGATACGTCGACATAATAATAATAACCATAATTACAATTAAATTTATAGCCAGTTAGACAGATAGGAAAAAAGTGAGGTACTCCAAATTATATAGAAGATCCTAAAACGATCATATCCTACAATCCCCATTTTTGCAAGATGATCGGGCTATCTATCTAACTTTCTATAATTTAATTTCTTCTATTTGTATAAATATGTTGGCAATACCTGATCGAATACATTACTATAAATATGTACACAACAACAACGGAGCACAACATGACAACTCAACCAACAAACGCAAAGACAGGCAAAGCATACACAGGAGGAAATACAACAATTCTTCTACAGAATGACTACACCGATCAAGTATGGGCAACATATAGACAATGGCAGGATCTAGGGTATCAAGTACAGAAAGGACAAAAGGGCGAGCGGATTACAAAGATGGTAAAGATCATCTGTAAGAAAGAGCATAAGCAAAAACTTGTACCAAGATACTATACAGTATTCAACATTGCACAGGTAGCCAAGATCGTAACAGAATCAGACTTGATGGAAGCAGAAACAGCAGACGACTTCACAGCCTTATCATTGCAGCAACTTGATCAAATCTGTGAACGAGCATAAACAACAACAGGGGGAGCAATCCCCCGCCACAACAACAACGGAGCATATCATGCACACAATGCAAACAATCAACGCACATTATCGGGCTATATCATACGATCGCTTTCTTGGAATGTATGGCAGTATTCCACAGAATCAAGATCACACTTTCAAGGCTGAACGGTGGTATGTACTTTCAGAATGTGCCAATCATACTTATTCAGTGGTGATCTATTACTGTACGTTTGATCGCTGTATCCAGTACAACGCACAGCGCGTAAGATAATGGATCTGTATATCAAGATGCCGATCAGCCTGCTAGAAGAGGATCAGCAGGCTGTATGGCATTATTCACAGCTGTACTTGATGATACTACGACGACAAAAGATCAACTTGACAGCATACGCAAAAGAAAACAAACTATCATACAACACAGCTAGACGATTATTGAAACTAGCAAAACAACAACGGAGCAAATAATGAAATACCCTGACTATGTAACAACCAAACGAGGGCAGATCGTTTTTCGATTCTTGTCGAATCTCTCTGACCACTACAACAAAAATACATTTTGGATCAAATCACAATACACGCTGTATATCAAGAAGTTTAAGAACATCCCCGAAACATACTTGATTCATTCATTTCAAGACTATCTAATGAATGAAATGGAATGGCTGCCAACAATCAAGAAAGTTGCTGAGTACATGCAGAGCAGGCACGATTTCAAAATGCACTGGCACAGCGTACCCCTCGATCAGACATATTGCGAACACTGCAGAACAGACAGCGACGGCAAAGAGGGAGGATTTCGCGAAGTCTATTTCTATGGATTCCGTCAATCTATGCAACGCAAAGCAGAAGCACATTACAAGGGGGCTTGCACTTGTGATCTAGCATCTAAGAAGACAGTACAATCATACTTAGAGATCATGGACTGGATGAGAGCACAGGATAATTTTGCTGAAATACATTGCAGCTACTACGACGCTGATCAAGATCGAATCGTAACAGCACAAGAGCAAAGCCAACACCACTGGGAGAAGAAGATCAACGATGGAATAATCAGATATGGAGATCCTGAGTTTGGAGAGGATGAGGGGCTGCACTATCCTTGTTGGGATCATCCTCTTTGGAGTAGTGTATTTGGATCGATGATGTGTCAAAGATACGGCTTCACAATGCCACCTGAGATCGAACAGAAATACCAAAAGACACGCCAAGACATAAACGGATATACAGCAGGGCGTAACATACAGAAACGGCAACGAATACAAACAAAGATCGACGAAGATCCAAGAAAGTACAAAAAGCCTGTATCTCTTGCTGATGCCTTTGGGGCAGGTCAAGCACATGATCAGGCAGAGCAAGCAAGAAGCGCACACAGAAACAAAGTACAGGCGCATATTGTTGATAATATGGTTTATGTTCCATCGGATACAAAGCATTGACGACAACAATATAATCCTATATAGTGAGGGGGATCGTTATGATCCCCTTTTTCTATTGGAGCAACAGATGATATATTTAGAACCAAGATCAATTTTTGATTCTGCAATAGTGCAGGCTGATCCAGTTGTGTATGATTTTGATCTGTTGATTGATACAATGATAAAAGCGTATAATTGGAACAGGGAAGAATCGATTGAATGGTATTGCTACAACATAGAACCATTAAAACACTATTCAGGATTAAAAATCATAGGGGAATAAATGCCAACAAAACGAAAAACAAAAGAAATTAAACAGACAGACAGAGAGCAAGCACACAAGCAAGAAACTCCTGTCGAAGTCTTAGGGCTACAGATAGATCTCACACCTGTACAAATGCAACAGATCAACGTACTTGCACAAGTTGCACACAACGAAGATCCTGCTGTGTATTGTAGAAAGATCATACTGCAGCACGTAGCCGATCGCCTTTATTTGGTGCGACGGTGAGCGCGTGCCCTGCTTGTGATTGTGATCCCTGTGATTGTCATGGGGCTACAGTGAAGACAAAAAATATCTGTATATCAATGACACCTGACAGCATGAAGCAGCTGAAAGAACTACACGACAGAACAGGCAAGAGCAAAAGCAGAATCGTAAGAGATGCAATCAAGAAAGAACACAAGGGGATTAAATGAGCACAGAAGATCAGAAAGTGGGCGAGTTTGTACGGATCGACAAACTTCATCCACATCACAAGAACCCAAGACACAACGATCACGCTGTTGATAGTGTCGCAAACTCGATCAAGCGCTTCGGATTCACTAGCCCGATTGTAGCCAATAAAGACGGGACGATCTTGGCAGGTCATACGAGATTCAAGGCAAGCAAGCAAATCGGGCTTGAAACTGTGCCTGTTGTGTATGTGGATCTCTCTCCTGTTGATGCTGAATTGTTGATGATTGCTGATAACAAACTTGGAGAAAAAGCAGACTGGAATACAGATCAACTGTCTGATCTTCTTACTGGCTTGAAAGAGCAGGGCGAAGATCTGGACGTGCTTGGTTTTGAGGATGAAGAACTTGATGAACTGTTACAAGGCTTTGACGACCCTGATTTATTTGGAGAAAATAAAGAGCAACCAATAAATGTTTTATCTGATATTTTTGTTGTTCCGCCTGTGTCTATTTTGGATACTAGATCGGGGAGGTGGCAAGAGCGTAAAAGGTATTGGAATTCATTTATTGGAGATAATGGGGAATCAAGAGAAGGCACTTTATCAACATCTAAATTTATGCACCAAAGTGGATATTTGCAAGGGTCGAAAACAACACAAAAATCTGTATCTCTTTTGGATGCGGTGCTAGCCGAAATACTAGTTACTTGGTTTTCCGAAAAAGGCTGGCTATGCTTCGATCCATTTGCTGGAGATACTGTTTTTGGATATGTTGCGGGCAGTTTGGAAAGAAAATTTAGAGGGACGGAATTGCGAGAAGAGCAAGCGCGTTTAAATAACGAACGAACATCTGAGTTGGATTGTGTGTATTATAATGATGACGCTCAAAACCTTAATAAGTATATTGATCCGAACAGTGTAGATATGATTTTCTCTTGCCCCCCTTATGCTGATCTCGAACAGTATAGTGATGATCCAAGAGATTTATCTAACATGAAACACGATGATTTCTTTGATGTGTTTAAAAGTGTACTGCAAAATACTTATAGTGTTTTAAAAGACAATCGCTTTGCTTGTATCGTGATTTCAGAAGTTAGAGATAAAAAAACAGGCGAATATATCAGTGTCGTTCCAAAAACCATTCAGTTTATGGTTGAAGCGGGCTATCAATATTGGAATGAAATAATTTTGATAAATGTAATGGGTAATTTACAACTTAGAGTTAAAAATTATATGAATGCAAGCCGAAAGGTTGGGCGCACACATCAAAATGTTCTTGTATTCTACAAAGGAGATCAGAAGCGTATAAAAGAGAACTTTACTGAATTCTCATATGAGGGGTTGGAAGATGAAATTGATTAATTGCAAAGCGTGGAACTTGTATCATGAGGATAATTTTGACATTATAGTATTTTGGCATCGTGTCAAGGAATTTATAGATAATAAAACCTCATTAAATGTTGTGTCATCAATCGATCACATATTTGATAATGGAGGATTTACAGGGTTGTATTTGTTGTCTGAATCTCATTTCGCTGTTCATTATTGGATCGAATACAAATATATTTGGGTTGAGCTCTCCTCTTGCGGATCTACTGATGATTTCAAAACATTTGAAGAATTTTTTAGTCAAATAGAATGTAGGTTTGAAACAGACTACAAGACACAATTGCTTCATAAGATTGAGCAATAATTTAAAACTGAATAAGTGGTGACAATGTGGGACGCAAAAGCAAACTGACGGATAAGGCACGACGGGAGATCCTACAAGTTATATCTGTGGGAGGATCAAAGTCTTTAGCCTGCAAACATGCGGGGATAACTTTAACAACGCTTTTGAACTGGCTAGATCGAGGTAGGCGAGCAAATAAAGGGCTGTATCATGATTTTGTTTGTGAATATAGACAGGCAGAAGCAAGGCCTGATATAATGGCAATGGGAATCGTACACAGGGCGATCAAAGATGGAGATGTTAGATCGGCTCAGTGGTGGCTAGAGAAAAAGACAGGATGGGGAAAGCGCGAAGAGCCACAAGTACAGATCGCGATCACGCCTGAAAATATGAGCGTTACACAGCTGCTTCAAGAAGTTGAATCTGTATCCCAAAACATGGCACAACTAGCCCCTCCGATTATTGATCTCGATGAAGAATAAAAATAGCCAGTTAGATAGTCAGATAGAAATAATCGAAAAAGAAATCTGTAGGCTACAATCTAAACTGTACATTGCGATCAACGCGCTAGATTCGACGAAGATAAACAGGCTTACAATGCAGATCGCGATCCTCGAATACATAAAATTACAGATAAGTGTATAAATATGTTTGCATAGTGTGTAAATATGTATTACATTGATAATGTACACAGCGTACACAACAACAACGGAGCATATCATGGGATACGAAATCACATCATACAACATTTCAGGCAAGACATTATTCTTACTGAAGCAGGGCGATAAAATAATTGCAAAAGGAAATTCTAAGCAATCAGTCGCAAAAGTACTTCTATTCATTCTTGGTATATAATTTAACAACAACGGAGCAAAAAATGAACCTAGCAGACATACAAAGACAACTAAACAACACAACAACAACAAAACAAACATTAGAGGTAATGGATAAAATGAGCAACGAACGGAAAGAGATCAAAGAATGGGGGCGAACTGTTACCCGTCTACGAAAGAACGGAACATTTGCAGATCTGATCAATGCAGAGATCAAAGTATCAGATTTCAAAGTAAAAGAGATCGCAGCTGCTCTTAATACATCAAGTGCATCGATCAACAAATGGAAAGGGGGCGAAGTATTTCCTGCTGTACACTTTTTGTATCGCCTTGCTGAGTGCTTGCACCCTGAAGACACTTTGAGCGCGTACATGCTCTATACAACTAAGATCAACGCTGAAAGAGCATAAGGGGGCGACATGTCAAAGTTTATAGGCTTAAACATTGCACGACTAGACGACAACGATCAGATCTATCGTACTGGATCTGTATTGCTCAACGTAGATCATATTGTATCTATCGAAGCACATGGACCACCGCGCGAGGATTCTCTTTGTAGAATTCAGACAGTTAACGATCCTGATCCTTTCATTGTTGAGGGGTCTATGATTGATCTGACTGATGTTATCAAACGTGCAGGGGCTGATTTTCATGCCTTTGATAATAACAAGACAGCCAGTCAGAAAGCAGAAAAAAGGATCAAGGAGAAGCAACAATGATCAAATTAAAAACAAAAGACGGCTATCAGTGGATCAATGTTTTCAAGGTTCAAAAGGTCGAAGTGTACGAGAAAAATGTTTACGTGCATCTTGTTAATATATCCGTAACTAGCACAGAATCAATTGATCACATCGTTGCAAAGATTGAGGATGCACTGATCAAAATGGCAGGGGGTCACAATGTACAGACTGTTAATCAATGATGGATCTGATTATGGATGGATAGAACAAACATTTGAAGACGTTGTGCAGGCTCTCCAGTCTGTTAGAATACATCATCATACAAGGCTTGTATATCCCTGTGGATCAGTTGCTGAGTATATACAGGGATCATTGATAGATCTTAGATAACCCCGTTTATATTTGAGGGAGTTGGCTGTCTTGCTGACTCTCTCTTTTTGTGTCAAGACTTTTACAATTGTGATAGGGTTACAACATGGATAAAAGCAATCTGATCAAATACCTGCAAGTATCAAACAAGATCGAAACGATCGCCAAAGAATACCCGCTTGCACTTGCTAGATTGTGGACTCCATATTGTCATAGATGGGATGGAAAAAGCAGCCAGTCAGAAAGAGGGAGGGGGTGCGGTCAGGCTATGATCTTCGTAGGTAATGGGCTGTATACTTGCAAGCGTTGTAACATCACAGAGAAGCGCACAAGCCAAAGAGAGGGAATACTTAACGCCCTAAGACACAGCGAAGCCTTTCTATTGTCAGGAGGTAACAGATCAGGCAAGACAGAAAGCGGGGCGGGGATGCTTCCAGTTGCTTTTGCAGCAGGATCGGGCCAGTGGTGGGTTCAAGAATGGGCAAAGTTGAATCAGATACCGATCGAACTTATCCCAAAAGATCCAAGTGAAGTATGGGTGTCTGCCTTGTCTTATGGGGATGCTTTGACATACCTACGCCCAAAGATCGAAAAGTATTGCCCAGTTGGAACAAAGTTTGTGAGATGGAAAGCACAGGATCGCGGGCATGCACTGCTTCCAAACGGGGGGAAGATTCTATCAATGTCTGCTGAGTCAGGACGGGAGAAGTTTCAAGGGGGCGCTGTATCTCTTGTGATCTTGGATGAAGAACATCCGAAACCGATCTTTGATGAATCTATGTTGCGCTGTATCGACTTCAAGGGAAAAGTGATCTGCACAATGACACCACTAAAGGGGATCACGTGGGTTCATGATGTATTTCTTGAAAATCCACAAGTCGGATATGGGCAGTATTCGATCTCAGGGCTAGATAATCCCTATGTATCAAGTGTCAAAATGCGTAAGGCGATCGCTCACATGTCTGATGCAAGTCAACGATCTAGACTATTTGGAGAATTCACAAATCAACAAGGGATTGTATATCTTGAGTTTGATCGGAATGTTCACGTTGTAGAAAGTTTTGATCCGCCTGCTCATTGGCCACGCGATCGAGCTATTGATTTCGGAGTTAGAAATCCTTTCGCCTGTTTATTCTTTGCACATGATGAACGGGAGGACGTGCTACACGTGTATAGAGAATACTATCAAACAGAGAAGACTAGCCTAGAGAATGGGCGCGCCTTAAACAACATACAGAAGCGATACAATGAAGAATACAGATGGACAGTTGCTGATCCTGAATCGCGTGATGGGCGTATGACACTGATGCGAGAATGTGGAATTGATAACAAGCCCGCCCCAAAACATTTGGGAGTAGTAGAAACGATTAACTGGGTAAAAGAAAGACTTGCACTTGATGCAGTTGGAAAGCCGCATCTTGTAATACATGATAATTGTAGGGCACTGCTTAAAGAGTTTCGTTTATATAGATGGGCGAAAAGTCAAAAGGGTGATCGACCACATAAGGCGAATGATCACGCGCTTGACGCTCTGAGATATGAGATCGCTTTTCTCAAACGTTGGCAAATGCACCAATAGAGGATCAGAAAATGGAAAGTACACATTTTGCTAAATGGCTTATGGGGATCATGAATCGTAACGACATAGAGATCGCACAGTTGGCAGATAGAACAGGCGTATCAAGAAAGGACGTTAGAAACTGGATCAGGGGTCGGAGTATCCCGAAAACAGCCTACTTCGTCTTTCTACTTAAAGCACTTGCACAGATCACAGACTGCGAAGAAGAGATCCTTTATCTCAATGCAAGCAGGGCAATATTGCGTGATAGTTGATTTATTTTACTTATCTTGTGTAAATAAGTTGCAATTGTATACATATGTATATATACTGTATAAGTAAGCAATCAAGTTTACACAACAACGGGATACAAAATGACAAAATTAACACTCGGAACAAAACTTAAAAATGAATATGGAACATGGACAGTTGTAGAAATTACAAATTATCATGGTGATATTTGGTATGACATTTACAATCCTGATTCGGGCGTAACTATACTTTTTCCAAGTGATATCAAGTATTATACAATCATCGACTAACAACAACAACGGGGGGGGTAATCGCTCCCCTTTCCAAATTCTAGAATATGCAACAACGGATAACAACATGTACAAGATTCACATTTTCAAACACGCGTCAAAAGACATCATTGATTATTTCTTCACTCAGATCTATGACCTGCTCGCAACAGATGAAAAGAAACTCAAAGCCCATATTGAAAAAGTTATGGAACTTGAAACAAAGCATTATTTGCAGGCTCATATATCAGTATTAGAGCAATACATATTTTATGCTTCAGTAGGCAAGCCCGATCAGGATGGCTATCACACATCCATAACAAGCAAGGGGCGCGCGTCTTGCTCTTGCCCCTCGTTCGAGTATAGGCACTTCAAGAAAGAGGGCTATTGTAAACACATTATCGCGCTTGCTCTTGTACTGGAAAGACCACCACGATCAAAAGAGATCGTCGTTGACTTAATGAAAACAGTTTCTATAAACTCAAATCAGATCGGTGTTGAATTCAAAAGAACGTGATAGCCTATACATCTTGATTGTTGGTAGGGACTTCGATCAATGTTCTTTGTAAGGGGATCGCTAAGTGGGACTATGCGATCCCCTTTTCTATGTTTTTTCGTTTATTTTGTTGAAAGTTGTATAAATAAGTTGTCATACCTAGAATAATGAATTACATTGAGTATGTAAGAAACAACAAACAACAACGGGATACAAAATGACTAAACAAGAAATCATCAACACAGTAAAAGCACAAGCAGAAACATTTTCACAACTTGCAAAATCTGACATGCAACAAATAGGAGAGTGTAGAGTAGCTTTATACAGATATGACAAAGCAGAAGAGGGCGCTGCAATCTGTGCAACTGAAATCCTAGCAAATGAAGCCCTTGAATATGGTGATACGGCATTAGTACAATTCGAGTATGACTGGACTATGTCTTTTGAGTTTAACGGAAAAACATACACACAAACAGGCGCTGTAAAAACTCCACTTTACACATTGCGAATCAAAACTGGTGAGATTTACGAATAATCAATCAATAAAGCAAAAGGGGGGCGATCGCTCCCTTTTCTATTTTAGAAATGTATGTCTGTGTCAATACTCGCCCCGATCTGATATAGTGCTCTTAATGATAGGAGAACAACATGACACAGAAGAAGCAGCCGCCCATCAAAAGTAACTGGGCAACTCGATTCATTCCATCCTTTATAGCGCGCGCATTTGGTCAAGTAGAAAGCAACCCACAAGCCCCCGAGCATGGCGCTTCATGGAGTACAGGAAACGGAGTAGCCCCCGTCTTTTCCCCTCGCCAGTCTATGGCTGTATTCGGCAAGCATGCCTATTCACACGCCTGTGTAACGCGTGCCAGTCAAGATATAGCGTCATTGCCTGTAAAGTTGCTGAGAGGGCAAGGAGAGAACACAACAGAGATAACAGATCATGAATTGCTTGAACTGTTCAATCAACCGTCAAGCATTACTGACGGGTATTTATTTCGTGAACAGTTTATTGTTGATCTCATGATGACTGGTAACTGTTACACGTTGATAGTTGGAGATCTGAACAAGCCTACAAGCCTATACAGATTGCATCCTGAAAACGTGCGCATTATTCCCGATCCTGTCAAAATGATACAGGGCTATGAGTACAGCGACGGAGGATCAAGCGTTGTATATGCCCCTGAAAGAATCGTACATATTCGCAATGCTTCATGGGATAATGGATCTAGTGGTGAGTTGTACGGATCGGGTATCGTTGAAGCGCTTAACGAAGAGATCACAGCCGACATCAACGCGCAACGCATGGCGAGCAGTGTAAGCAAGCAAGGACGCCCTGATGTGCTTTTATCGCCTATTGATCCTGCTGATATATGGGATAGAAGACGACGACAGGAGATCATGCAAGCATACAAGGGCATGACAGAAAACGGGGGTGCTATGGCTCTCAGTGGACAGATTAAAGTTGAAACGCTGACTCTATCCCCTCGAGATCTCGAATTCCAATCACTGCGTCAAATGGTAAGAGAAAACATATCTGCTGTTTGTGGCGTTCCGTCAACTGTGCTCGGCTTGCCTGATGCCAACTACGCAACAGCACGACAGGCAACGATCACATACTGGGAGATCCAAGAAAAGCGAGCAAAGAAACTTGAACAATTCATGACAAGGATCGCAAAGATGTTCGATCCTGCTTTCCATGTACAGATCGACTTTCAGAATGTTGACGCGCTGCAGTTTATACGCACTGAGAAACTAGATCGCATAACTGTTCATATGGATGCAGGTATGACAGCATCTGAAGCGTACGCGTACGAGGGCTTAACTGATAGCCCATTCAGAGAAACAGAAGAAGATGCAGCCAGTCAGACAGAAGAAACAATTGAACAGGCATTAACGCAGCTAGTCAGCAAGGCAAAAGAGGATGAGCTAGCAAAGATCGGCAACATGAAAGAGTCATTTGCAGAACTACCCGATCGAACACAAAAGGCACTAACTACAAAAGCAACAGATCACAATGAAGACGTAGATCAAAACAAATCCAAGACGACTACAAAGTTTCGGCTTGCTGTTGTGTACTGGAGAGGGATCGGGGCTTTTAAATCAAATCCCGCAAGCGTCAGACCATCTGTATCAAGCCCTGAGCAGTGGGCAATGGCTAGAGTTAATTCCTATCTGTACGCGCTAAGAAATGGCAAGTATCGAAGCGGAAAGCATGACACAGATTTACTTCCCAAAGATCATCCAATGTCTAAGAAAGACGAAAAAAAAAAGATGGTCGATCTAGAAATAAGGGGATCAGTTGGCGACAAAGATCCGACAAACTTTCCCGATGATGGGCAAGATCAACAAGTCGCATTGAGAAATTCAGAATACGAAAGATTCCCACATGAAGAAGCGCTAAAATTAAAAGAAGAATGGCCACAGATATGGAATAAAGGCGGCAACATTCTAGGCAACAAGCAATTCAAAAGACTGCTTCCAATAGCCAATAGAAAATCAAGCATTGCACAAACGCGCACAGAAGAGAAAGCGATCCGACTTCGCGAAGCATGGAGCGCAAGACACTTCAAAGATTTCAGGCTTGCAGGTGTAGTTGCACAAATCAAATGGCTAACAGTTGGATCTCGTGGGCTGTCACACATGCGAAAAGTGATTAGTGAAGAAAAGAAGCGACTAACAGAGAGCAGATCGCTAACTAAGAGCATGACAAAAGTACAGAAAGACGTATATTGGAAGCAGTGGATGCAAAAAAGCGTAGTACCTGCTGAGCGCACAATGAAGAGAGCCGTTGAAATCTATCTTGAAGATGCTTCTGCACGATATGCAAGACGAGCTGAGAAACTAGCACAGGCGATCATTAATCAACAGCAAAACAAGGCGATCAACTATACAACGATTCTTGGACGTGCTTTTGAAATTGAGCAGATCGGCAAGGTGATCGGGCGCGCTTATCGTTCTGTCTATCTACTGACTGGAAATGATATTGTATCAAGTCTTTATGATATGACAGGCAAGACAAAGCCCCTTGCTCTGTTGTTTGGTGAGCGTCCAATAATGGAACGACAGATCTTAGAGTTTGCAAAACAGATCAACGCCACAAATGAAAAGCAAATCAAGCGAGTAGTGAGATCAGGAATCGAGCAGGGTCTAAGCAATGCTGAGATCGGGGAAAAGATACGACAAAGCACAACATTTTCACAGGCGCGCGCTCAACGTATCGCACAGACTGAAACCACAAAGGCGATTAACACAGCTACAAATGAATCATACAAGCAGTTTGAAAAAGAGGAGGGTGTCAAAGTGTTAAAAGAATGGATCTCAAGTCGTGACGATTCAGTCAGAGAAACACACGCGATACTAGACGACGATGCCCCGATCCCTGTTAACGATGATTTCAATGTGGATGGCTATTCAGGTCCTGCGCCTGCTTCGTTTGGAGCTGCTGCGATGGACATAAATTGCCGTTGTACTATCGCACCTGTAATAATTGAGGATTAACAAAATGGAGAATGAGAACATGCTAACAACATATTTTTTAATTGGATTGGGTGGGATCTTACTCGGTGGAGTTTC